AGCTTCAGGCACTCGGCGTGGAACGGGTTGTCCGCCACGTGTGACGCGGCCATGAACAACATCCGCCGGGTCTGGTGCATGACGAACCGCGACGCCCACTCGACGGCGGCCAGGCTGATACGCGGCGACTGATGGTTCTCGCTGATCGCGTGCAGCAGCGCCAGCTTGCGGACCTGCTCGCTGACTCGGCCCCATACCGTGGTGCCCACCGAATCGCAGGCTTCCTCAGCCTTGCTGTACTCGGCCTCGGCCTCCAGCCGCGTTTCGATCAACAGCCGCTTGGCTTCGTCGCTGTGCTCGATGATGTTTGGGACCGGGTGCCAGTTCTCCAGGTTGCCCGTGCCGGGTCGGTAGTCGGCCCACCACTTCGCCGTCGCCAGCACGCGCGGCGGCAGGTCGCGGATGATCGGTTCCTGTCCCGGCGCACGCGGCCCAGCCTCGAGAATGATCATGCGGGCGAAGAAGCCATTGGTCAGCATCCGCTCGCTAAGGGCCTGGTAGTAATGGTTCGGGATCGCCGTGCCGTAGATGACCAGGCAGGGCTGGTCGATCACGCCGGGCGACTCCTTGCCCGCCTTGCGCCGCATGGGATAGACGCTGTTGGCCGACGAGTACATCGTCAGCATCGTGCCCATGATCGCCTCGTGCCGGGCGTCCTTGGCCTTGTTGATCGACTGGAGCATGCCGTCGATCTCGTCGGTCTGGAACAGCATCGTCGGCGTTTGGAACAGCGCGTCCTGGATGCCCTCACCGCTGGCGAAATGCAGGCCCAAACAGTCGCCCAGCCCGACGGCGTGGATGATGTCGCAGTTGACCTTGCGGGACTGGTCCTTGCCCGCGCCGGAATGGGCCAGGCCCAGCAGGTACAGATTCGTGCGGTTGTCGCCGGGATCGCGCACCTTGCGCCCGGCCAGAAACGCTTGCAGCGCGAGCACGCCACCGAATGCCATGACCTGATTCGGGTATGGCGCGATGGCCAGCGTATGGTCCATCACCTCATTGATGAAGCCAGGCACCCGCAGCATCTCGGCGGGCATCGGGCCGGGATCGGCGATCTCTGGCACAGGTGCGGCTTGTCCGTCGCACATCGCCATTGTCTGGCCGAGAGCCGCATTGTCCGACGGACATGCGCCGGGTGCGACGGACATTCGCATAATGCCCGACATGTCCGCACCGTCGGCGCTGTCTGCCAGAGAATTGCCGCCGAAGCCGAGTTGTCCGAGAGAACGCGCAGCCTGTTCGAAATCTCCGCCATGGTTGAGCAAAGAGTAGACGGCGAACGGCGAGTAGCCGCGATTGGGCTCGAACGGGACGGCGTTCGACGAGAAGACGTAGAAGACGCCATCCTTCAGCGTGGCGGATGTGCCCGATTCCTTGCCGGGCCGTCGCCAATATTCGTTTTCGCCGCCCTTGGTTCGCACCCATCCGTGTTGTGCGAGCACAGCCCGCACATCTCCGCGATGGTTGAAATCATCGCCGGGCCTGTCGGCATTGTCTGGCAGAGAGCCCGCTTGTCCGACGGACACGGCTGTTCTCTGGCCGACCATGCCATTGTCAGACGGACAATCGCCATGGTGCGAATTGTCTGCCGACAACTGGCCTTGTCCGACCGATGATGGCCCTCTCTGACCGACATTGCCGCTGTGCGTCGGACCATTGACCACCGGCGGCAGATATTCGTTCAGTTCCCATGCCGCCTGCAGCAGAAGGTCGCGCTCGGCCACGGTCAGGACGGGCGGGTAGGCCAGGTCGCCCTGGATAAGTTCATACCCGGGCGTCGGCGCACAGAGGAACAGGCCACCTTCGCCACGGGTCTCGATGAGCGTCACGACCTTGTCGCCGTTGCGACGCTGGGCCAGCTTCATGTTGCCACAGACCTCAGCCTCGCAGAGGTAGTACACGTGTCGACCGTCGTGCTGCGTGGACTCGATGACCAGCTTGGCCAGGAGGTCGGGCGGAATGCGCTGCGTCCAGGCGTCGTATTTCTCGCCGCCTGCGTCGAAGTCGATCATCTCGCCGTTGCCCGACACCTTGCCGCAGATGATGCACAGGGCGTCGGGGCCATTGGCGAACCAGGCCGATACCTCGGCCTCGGTGGGCATGCGTTTGCGGTACTGCTTCCACCTGCCGATGGACGGGCGCTTCTCAGCCCGCTTCGCGGGCAGAACGCACAGACCGGCGGCGAGGTACTCGGCTGCTGCCGATTGAAGGCTGTCTGTCTCAACGATCAAAATGGCACCTCGTCTTCCGGCCACTCGTAGTCAGGTAGATTGTCGTCGTCCCGCTCATCACACCCGGCCAGTTGTGGCGGAATCGGGCCGAGTTGGTAATCGGTGATGCGGTCGAACTTCTCGCCGGTCACCGAACGCACGGTGATGACCTTGGTTTCGGCGACGCCACCCGCCTCGCAGATCTCCACGGCCTCCTCAGCGGCATCGGGGAAAGGCTCGTTCGACCGTGCCCGCCACCACGCCTCGAACTTGCCCCTTGCGTAGCCGGTGTGTTCGGGGCAGACCCATTCGCTGCGGTGGTCGTTGAATCCCACGCGATAATCGACCCGCATCGTGCGCGGGTGGTCCTCGGGCGCGTCGCGTTTGACGTGGACGCTGTAGTAGACCTCCTGTACTTCGTATTCCGTTTCGGTCACTTCGCCAGAAAGGATGCCCGCCGTGGAAGCCTGATGATCATGTTGCTCGCGCTGTGGCGGCGGGAACTCATGCCCGCACTCCGGGCAGATGCCATACGCCGCGTGGATCACCGCCTGGCACTCGGGGCACTCCTTTGCAGGCGCTTCGCCATTGCCTGATGAGCGGTCTTTGATCTCCAGCGCATCGACCGGCCCGTGCCGGAGGATGTTGCCACCGAAGTCGAGTACGAGGCAGTCGTTCTTCGACGGGTCCAAGCGGAAACCCCGACCCACCATCTGGTAGTAGAGGCCCGGCGAGTTCGTCGGCCGCAGCAACGCCACGCAGTCGATGTTCGGCGCATCGAAGCCGGTGGTTAGCACGTTGACGTTCACCAGGTACTTGAGTTCGCCGTCCTTGAACCGTTTGAGCGTTTCGGCACGTTCGAAGGGCAGCGTGTCGCCGCAGACGAAGCCACACTCATGGCCGATCTCGCCGAGGACGCGCTGGACGTGCAGGGCGTGTTGCACACCGGCGGCGAAGATCAGCACCGAGTGTCGCTCGGCGGTGTGCTCGACGATCTCGCGGCAGGCGGATCGCACCAGCGAGTCGTCATCCATCAGGGCCTCGACCTCCCCCGCGATGAACTCGCCGCCTCGGATATGCAGCGCCGAGGTGTCCACCTTGCGCCGACCGGCCTTGGTCTTGAGCGGGCACAGATAGCCCTGGACGATCAACTCGCGGACGCCGACCTCGTAGCAGGCGTGGTTGAGCAGGTTCTCTGGGGCGCAAATCATCCCCGTCGTCATGCGGTACGGTGTGGCGGTCAAGCCGATCAGCCGAACGTTGGGATTCACGACCTGGGCATCGGCCAGGAAGGTGCGATACATGCCCTCGCCATCCGGCGGCAGCATGTGCGCTTCGTCGATCAGGATCAGGTCGAAGCGGTCGAGTTCAGCCGCTCGGCGATAGACGCTCTGGATGCCCGCGACGATGATCGGATGCTCGGTGTCGCGGCTCTTGAGGCCCGCCGAGTAGACGCCGATTCGGTTCCATAGGTCCGGGGCCATGGTGTGCAACTTGTCGACGGCCTGTTCGAGCAGTTCCTTCACGTGCGCAAGGATCAACACGCGGCCGTCCCATTGCGTCACGGCGTCGCGGCAGATCGTCGCCATCACCGGCGTCTTGCCTCCCGCTGTCGGGATCACCACGCACGGGTGATCGTCACGCTGTCGCAGGTGGTCGTAGACGGCGGCGACGGCCTCGGTCTGGTATGGCCGAAGCTGCATCACCATGTGACCACCGTCGTCAGCGTTGCCGCCGCCAACCAGTAGATGACCTTGCGCCAGTCGCCCGTGGGCACGTAACCCGCAGCGGCGCAGACATCGAGAATGATCAGGAGCGTGGGAAACACTTTCTGCATGTCAGTTGAGTTCCGGATCGAAGGTCTCCATGGGGTTGCCGCAGATCGGGCAGCGCCGCAGCGGCAAAGGCATCACGTCCACCTGCAAACGACCGTTGGGCACCACGTCGCGCCGACGCGTCAGAAGCAGGTCAATCTGGCTGTCGTCCTCGTAGACGCCCGCGCGCTCGAGCGCGTCGAGCACGGGTTTCTGGATGTTGTCCAGGTCGCGGCGGCGTCGATCGGGCGGAAAGGCGTCCATCGCCAGAGCGATGCGCCCGCCGGAGGGCGGCTTGCGTGGCCCGCCCCCGCCCAGGAGGGCACAGACGTTCTTGCGGAACGTCCGGCCCTCCCGGCTGATCAGCGTGCGCGGCCCGACCCGTCGCCAGTAATGGTTCACGCTGGGCGGATAAGGAAGCGTCATCACCACGGCAGCCTCCTCATCGTTTCCAGGGCGGGGTGTTGTCGGCCACCGGCGCTTGGGGCTGCTTGCCGTTGGCTCCGGCAGCGTCCTTGCGGGCGTAGCCCTTGATCTCGTTGGTCAGTTCACCGGTGTCGTCGCGCTTCTTGAGCTTGACGATGATCACCAGCGGCAGGTTGTGCAGGTCCACGCTGTCGCGCGGCTGCATGACGCCGACCGCATGGCAGATTGCCGACAGTTCCGACCGGGCGATCTTCACCGCCGTGGCATTGGGGTTGTTGAGGTTCAGCCTCGCCCAGAGGACGCGGTTCTTGTACTCGCCCTCCAGGATCGTGAACGTCAGCTGGAGGTAGCTGCCCGATCCGCTCTTGGTGGGCTTCATCTCGCTTTCTGTGACGGCCGCGAGGTACTTGCCCGCAGGGAGCGGCTCGAAACTGGTGGTCGGTTCGACTTCGGTCGCGTTGAATCCGTTGAGGTTCGCCATGGATCAGTTCTCCTTGGAGTTTCCGGGGTTGGTGTTCTGGTTCTTCTCGCTGCCCACCACGCGCAGGCCGTGGGCGGGCGAAGGGCTGGCGGTCAGCGCCTGCATGAGCGCCGACCACGACAGGGGAATCTCGGTGGGCAGGCTGTAGCGGTTCTTCGCCAGGATCACGTTGGTCCCCTGGGTCAGAAGCGTGCGCCGGTCGCCATCGCGCGAGGCGTACAGCACCGCGTCGGCCCATTCGATAAATGGCGGCGCGATCCACTGCGGAAGATCGGGCGCGGCCAATCGCAGGTCGAAGCCCTCCGGCGCGGTCATGCGGGTGTTGGCGGCGTGGGCCAGCAGGATGATGGCCATCCCGTTGTCGGCGACGGCGTTGAGCATCGGCAGCAGATCGCGGTAGACGATGTTCTGTACGATCTCGCGGGCCTTGAAGTACCCGCCGTGTGCGGTTCCGAGCGTGTTGGTGATCTCACCCTTGGCCTTGCCGTCGAGGTCCAGCACGACGTGCTCGACGATGCGCTGCACCATCCAATCGATGGTGTCGATGGCGAGCGCTGAAGCGTAATCCGGCGGCGACGAGGCCAGTTCCACCAGCCACTGGCGCATCTGCGGCCAGGACTGCAGGTACGGCGTGCGCTTCAGTCCGCGTACGGCCCCGGCCCCGTTTTCGCAGTCGATCAGGATCGCATCGGCCGAGGCGGCGAAGGTGGTCTTGCCGACGCCTGGCTGGCCGTAGACGATCATCTTCGGCGGCGCGGGCGTGGTCGTGGTGATCAGTGAATCCATCAGTGGCATAGCAGTTCTCCGTTGTTCGAGGTCGATTTGCAGGTGCAGTAGTGCCAGGTCATCGCCTGGCGTCCGCTGACGCGGCAGGTGCGGGTCGGGCCGTTGCAGACCACACCGTCAGCTCGCAGTTCGGGCAAGCGCTTGTGGGCCTTGATGCCGGTGCGGTCTTCGATCTCACGGGCGGTAGCGCCGGGTATCTTCACGACCGCCGCCAGGCACATCTCGCGTTGCTGTTTTGCAGCGCCACCCGTCTCCATCTCCCGTCCGGCCAGCGCCGAGGTCGGCGGGTCGCTGTTGCGATAGTTCCGGTTCATGTCAGTACTCCTGACTGTCTTGGGTTCATGGTTCATGTCCTCATTCGCTGGCCAGCGAATGGCAGGTGCGGGAGTCGAACCCGCGTCCCGAGGCTTATGAGGCCTCGGTAGCCCGGCCCTGCCGAAGTGCGCCCGAGGGGTGGCCGTCGCGTTTGGTGGACTCGCCACAAGCCGCACGGGCGCGGAGAGATGTTTCCGGGGTCAGGCCACATCGAGCACGCGGACCTCCTCGTATCCCGTGGGCCAGTGGTCGCGTTGGTGGCAGACCTGAAGCCATCGGATGGCGGCTTCGTTTTCGCGTTGGGCGATGGCCAGCGTGTCGTCGCTGACCAGCCACACGCCGCAGCGGAAGGGTTGCTTCTTCTCAACCGCGACGAGATGCACCGGCACGAGCTGATCGATCACCTGGGCCAGAACGGCCCGATAGAAAGCCATCTGCCGGTGGTAGCTGTAGCGGCGGGCGTCGGACTCAAACCAGGTGAGGTCATCGCAGGTTTTGAAGTCGACGATGCCGCGATGTGGGTGCGTCCAATCGATACGAATCTGGCATGGCGAGCCGCAGTACTCCGCTCGAAGAACGCCCTCGGATCGGCCGTAAAGCAGCAAGTCCACGGCCTTGTTGTTGCTGGCAACGCCGGTGGCCATCTGCTCGATCAGGTCCGCCTGATCGAGACTGAGCACGGGCTTGCCTTGGGCATCAGCCCATTCGCCAAAGGCCTTCGTGTTCGACCCGAACGGCTTGTTGGTCTTGGGATTGATGGGCCCGCCGAGCGCGAACTCGGTCTCGTAGACATCGCGGCCTTCGAGGATGCGGACGTGAGCGGCGCGACCGAGCAGGTACGTGGGCGAGTCCTTGTCCTCGATCAGCCCGAGCGCCTTGCGGCGGTACAACAGCGGGCATTTCACGAAGTCCAGCAGTTGATGGCTGGAGAGGTATTCGCTCGCCTTGGCGTGGTACTGCTCCGCCGGTTCGACTTCCAAGATGTTCAGGTCAATGTTCAAATCCATGGTTCTCACTCGCATCTGTGTGTCCCGGGGCCGTTTTCCCCTGGGGGGCATAAGTCAATTACCCGGCGCAGGGGAAAACGGGCGGGATGAAGATCACGACAGGTACTGATCGAGGCCCTTGGCTTTGAAGAGCTCGCGCAGCTGAACCAGGTGCTTCTCGCGGAACGTGCGACGAGGAATGCCCATCTCCCGCGCCGCTTGTGTGGCGGACATGCACTGCAACAACTCAACGGCCCGACGCAGTTCCGGCGGCAGGTCGTCAAGCACCGCCAGCATGTCGATACGGAGGTGGGTGCGTTCTTCCGCCGGACGGCGGTACTTACCGCTGCGAATGTCGGGGTCGTCCTGGTCCATGAGGCTGTACCGCTGGACCGGGTCCGAACTGATGCCCATGTTGATCTCGTCGTTGA